GTAAAGTTGAATCATTAGTTAGTAGAATTACAAGTTTTGCTGATATGGTACAATTAACACATTTAAAAATACAACAAATACTTTCTAGAATGGTTCCAGATGGTGTATATGTTGATGCAGATGGATTGGCAGAAGTTGATTTAGGTAATGGTAGCAATTATAATCCACAGGAAGCATTAAATATGTTTTTCCAAACTGGTAGTATAATTGGTAGATCATTCACGTCTGATGGGGATATGAATCCTGGTAAAGTGCCAATACAAGAAATAAATAATAGCGCAGGGACTGGTAAATTAGCAGCATTAATAAGCACATACAATTATTATTTACAAATGATGCGAGATGCTACAGGGCTTAATGAAGCTAGAGATGGTAGTACACCGGATAAAAACGCATTAGTTGGTGTACAAAAATTAGCAGCTGCAAATAGCAACACAGCTACAAGACATATATTGCAAAGTGGTTTATTCTTAACAGCAGAAATGGCTGAAAAAATATCTTTAAGAATATCTGATGTATTAGAATATTCACCAACAGCAAATGCTTTTATACAAAGCATTGGTTCACATAATGTGGGTACATTAAAAGAATTAGCTGAATTACATCTTCATGACTTTGGTATTTTCTTAGAATTAGAACCGGATGAAGAAGAAAAACAATTATTAGAAAATAATATTCAAGTAGCAATAGCACAAAACAATATTGAATTAGAAGATGCTATTGATATTAGAATGATTAAAAATGTTAAGCTTGCTAATCAACTATTAAAGTTAAGAAGAAAAAAGAAAGCAGAGGCAGACCAGCAAAAAGCGCAAGCAAATATTCAAGCGCAGGCGCAAGCGAACGCACAAGCACAGCAAGTAGCTGCTCAGGCAGAAGTGCAAAAACAACAAGCATTGACACAAAGTAAAATTCAACTTGAAACAGCAAAAAGTGAATTAGATTCAAATAAATTGTACACAGAAGCACAATTGAAAAAAGAATTAATGCAGATGGAGTTTGAAATGAATATGGCTTTAGCACAAGTAAAAGCTAATGCTGATTCATCGGTAATGAATAAAAAAGAAGATAGAAAAGACGAAAGAACAAAAATTCAAGCAAGTCAACAAAGTAAGTTGATACAACAAAGAAAAAATAATACACCGCCAAAAACTTTCGAATCCGCAGGAAACGATGTAATAAGCGGTAATTTTGGCTTAGGTGCGTTTGAACCTAAGTAATATATAAATTGTATAATCATATAATATTTTATTATGGCAAAAGAAATTAAAGCTAAAGCGTTAGCCACGGAAGAAGAATTATCCGTGCAAGAAAAAGAAGAGGTAGTTCAAAAGAATGCAGGATTTGATGAAGAATCAGGAATGTATAAAGTTGACTACAATAAAATTAATAATCAAGAACAAGAAGATGCCGTTCAAGAACAAGAAACAGAAGATAGCGTGCCTAGCGGAAGCAGCGAGGTTGAAGAAAATGGGGAAGAAGCCGAAGTGGGATTGCAAGAAATACGCGATGAAGAAGAAGAAGTAACTGAAGAGCCGGCAGAAGAAGCGGTATTAGAAGAAATTACAGATGAAGAAGATACAGTTGACGATACGGGAGTGGAAGGAAGCCCTGAAGTTACCAACACCCCACCGCAACAAGAAGAAGTATTACCGGAAGTTAAAGCACAAGAAGCAATAGAATATCCAGAAAATATTCAAGACTTAGTTAAGTTTATGAATGAAACTGGAGGCACACTTGAAGATTATGTTGCTTTAAATAAAGATTATGAAAAGTTCGAACAGATGGATTTATTACATGAATATTATTCGCGTACTAAACCACATTTATCAGCAGATGAAATTGCATTTTTAATTGATGACAGTTTTTCTTATGATGAAGAAATAGACGAACCAACAGATATAAAAAGAAAAAAATTAGCTTTTAAAGAAGCTGTTGCGGAAGCAAAATATCAGCTTGAAGCAGCTAAAGTTAATTATTATAAAGAAATTAAAGCTGGGTCAAGGTTAACACCTGAAGCTCAGGAAGCTATCGATTTTTTCAATAGATATAATGAAGAAACCGAAGCTAATCAAAAAATAGCACAATCTCAAAGAGATGTGTTTAACAATAAAACCAATTCGCTTTTTAACGATAATTTCAAAGGTTTTGAATATAATGTCGGGGATAAGAGATATAGGTTTAATGTGAAAAATGTAAATCAAGTTAGAGAAACCCAGAGTGACATCAATAATTTTGCTAAGAAGTTCTTAAATAAAAATAATGAGATGGACGACGCTACTGGTTATCACAAGGCTTTATTTACGGGGATGAACGCCGATGCTATTGCTCAACACTTTTACGAACAAGGTAAAGCAGATGCTATTAAGCAATCTGTTACATCCGCCAAAAACATAAACATGAGTCCTCGATCAGGGCATCAGGATGTTGAAGTTGGAGGAATGAAAGCAAGAGTTATTAGTGGAGATGATTTATCAGGAATTAAACTAAAATTAAAAAACTATTAAAAACTTTTGAAAAATGGCAAACAATAATACGTTTACTGGCCCTGGTGCTAGTAGTTTAGTTAGCCCAGCGAGTAATAAAGTAACGCTGTCGTCTAACTATTTAAACTTTCATGGTACAGACGGAAAAAATTGGTCACAACAATTTTTACCTGAGCTGTATGCTCAAGAGGTTGAAAGATACGGAAATCGTTCTGTTTCTTCATTCTTGAGAATGGTGGGTGCTGAAATGCCTATGGCTTCTGATCAAGTTATTTGGTCTGAGCAAGGTAGATTACACCTGGCATATAAAGGTACTATCAACTGTACAAACGGTTTGGTTAATGCAATTAAAGACATTGATAACGAAAGTGGTGCTTCAATAGCTCACTCTGTAAGAGTTGGTGCTACTGTAGTAGCTTCTATCGTTGGTGGTGCTGGAACTGTAGTAGTTAAAGCTAAATGTACCGCTGTAGCAGCTGATAACCTATCTTTAACATTACTACCTTACGGTGCTGAAAACTTTGATGATTTAGCAACATTAGCAAATGGAGACACTGCTGTTGTTATTAGATTCTTTGTTTACGGTTCTGAATTTGGTAAAGGTTCTGATGCAATGACTGAAGCTGTTGAGCCAAACTTTAAATCATTTACTAACAGACCAATTATTATCAAAGATCACTTTGAAGTTTCTGGTTCTGATACAGCTCAAATTGGTTGGGTTGAAGTAAGTGGTGAGTCTGGACAAACTGGTTACTTATGGTACATGAAGGCTGAAGGCGATACAAGAGTAAGATTTGAAGATTACTTAGAAATGTCTATGATTGAAGCTGAAAAAGCTGCTACCGGTTCTGGTACTGCTGCTTCTGACGTAGCTGTTCAAGGTACTGAAGGTCTTTTATCTGCTATCGGCGACAGAGGTATTGTAGCAACAAACCAATTCGACTCAGGTGCAGTATTATCTGAATTTGATGACCTATTAAAAGAATTAGATAAGCAAGGAGCTATTGAAGAAAATATGTTATTCTTAAATAGAGACGCTAATCTAGTTATTGACGACTTGTTAGCTGGATTAAACCCAGGTATTACAGGTGGTGTAAACTTTGGTGTATTTGAAAACTCTGCTGACATGGCACTTAACTTAGGATTCTCTGGATTTAGAAGAGGTTCTTATGACTTTTATAAAACTGACTGGAAATATCTTAACGATAAATCTACAAGAGGTTTAGTAGGAGGATTAAAAGGACTTTTAGTACCAGCTGGTACATCTTCAGTGTATGACCAAATGTTAGGTAAAAATGTTAGAAGACCTTTCTTACACGTAAGATATAGAGCTTCTGAAACTGATGATAGAAGAATGAAATCATGGATTACTGGTTCAGTAGGTGGTGCATCTACAACTGGTAAAGACATTATGGAAGTTCACTATCTGTCAGAAAGATGTCTAGTAGTTCAAGCTGCTAACAACTTTATCAGATTTGACTCTTAATACTTTATTTAAAAGGAATGGGTGCTTCGGCACCCTGCCCTTTTATTTTTAACTTTTATTATATTATATCATGGAAAAAACAAAAAAAGCAAAGGTTGAAAAACCTAAGGTTGAAGAGGTTGTGGCACCTAAAGTAAAAAAACCACAATTTGTAGATAAACTATATGAACTAACAATAGGAGAATCTCCAATAGTTTATATATTAAAAAGTAGAGGATGTTTATGGTTTGATCCTAACAAGGGATATGAAAGAGAAATAAAATATTGTGAAAATCAAAATACAATATTTGTTGATGAAATGAAAGGCCCTGAAAAATTAAGCCACATTATGTTTAGAGATGGAAAATTATATGTTCCAAAAGAAAAACAAACTTTACAAACATATTTAGCATATCACCCAGATTTAAATAAAAAATTTAAAGAACACAATCCAGTACAAATAGCTGAAAACGATATTGACTATTTAGAAATGGAAATTAAAGCTTTAAATTTAGCTCAAACATTAGAATTAGATCATATTGAAGCAATTTTAAGAGCTGAGATTGGAAATGGGGTATCTAAGATGACTTCTAAGGAGCTTAAAAGAGATTGCTTACTATTTGCTAGAAGAAATCCTTCTTTATTCTTAGAATTAGCTAATGATGAAAATCTAAATATTAGAAATGTAGGTATAAAAGCAACAGAACAAGGTATTATTAAATTATCAAATGACCAAAGAACATTTATGTGGGGGTCAACAGATAGAAAATTAATAAAAGTTCCGTTTGACGAAAATCCTTATTCAGCATTAGCAGCTTACTTTAAAACCGATGACGGAATTGAAGTATTTCAAAATATTGAAAAAAAATTAAAGTAAAGCAATTGTAGGGAAAAAGGCCTGCGATTGTGGGCCTTTAACCTATAATAATAATATAATGGCAGTAAATGTAAATACAGTATACCAAAGGGTATTAGCTATAACAAATAAAGAACAACGAGGATATATCACACCTCAGGAATTTAATACTATTGCAAATCAAGCACAGCTTGATATATTTGAGCAATATTTTTATGATTTAAATCAGTTTGGAAGAATTCCTGGTAATCAAACAGATTATTCAGATATGTTAGATATACTCGAAGAAAAAATTAGTATATTTGAAAAAATTAATGTATCAGTATCGGGTGGCACAACTTTACCAGCTGATTTGTACAGGTTAGGTTCTATACTAACTAACTGCCCTACATGTAGAGAAGCAGAGCAAGTAACTCAAAAAGAATGGTTATATATTCAAAAATCTCCTATTGCTCAACCATCAGATGAATTTCCTGTATACATAAGAGACAATGCCGGTATAAAAGTATACGGCAATGTTAACACATCCACAAATTTACCTACGCAAATAACTAATGGGGTGTATGTTAACTATGTTAAAATCCCAGCAACAGTTTCATGGGTTGCGAATTCTACAACAGGTTTATATCTTTCAAATAATTCGGTTGATTTTGAATTACATGAATCAGAAGAAACAGAACTAGTCAATAAAATATTAGCATTAGCAGGTATATTATTAAAAGACGGAAACCTTTATCAAACAGGTTCAGCTGAAGAAATGAAAAATGTACAACAAGAAAAAGCATAATAAATGGCATTCATAAATCAAACAAATTACCAATATTATACTCCGGGGCAAAGATTTACAGCAACTGCAAATCAAACCGAGTTTTTATTAACATTAGATCCTTTACCTTTACTCAAATCAAATTTTATTGTTCTTGTAAATGACCAAGAAGTAGATGATAATATATATAATTACAGTGCTTCAGGTAGTAATGCGGGTAAAGTAATATTTACATTTGGAAATCAAAGAGCGGCTGGAGATCTTGTTGAAATAAAATTAACTAACCCTATTATTGCTGGTAATTATAGATATATATCTTTAAGCGATATAGTTAATAATTTTATGGTATCTTATGTAGGTAAAGACAAAATAATACCTAGAATAAAGAGAACAGATGTTTTATTTCATGCTAAAAGAGGTATACAAGAATTTAGTTATGATGTAACTAAAGTTGAAAAAATACAAGAAGTTGAAGTTGGTAGTAATTTATCAGTATTAATGCCACAAGATTATGTAGATTATGTTCAAATATCTAGAATTGATAATGCTGGAATTGAAAGACCTTTATATCCAATGCGGTTTACGTCAATACCTAGCGAATCTATATTACAAGATTCAGAAGCAGAATATTTATTTGATGATGATGATAGTTTATTAAGACAAACACCTGCTACGCAAACAAGATTTAAAGATGCAGATACTGGAAACTTTACAGGATTATTTGATAATGATGTTAATAATGATTTAGAAAGAGCTCACGAAAGAATATCTGAATATGGCGGTAGATTTGGGGCATTTCCTGAATTTGCACAAAAAAATGGTAATTTTATAATAGATGAACTAAACGGAAAATTTCATTTTACTTCTGATTTAGCTAATACAGTTATAACTATTAAATATGTTTCAGATGGTATGGGTACAGATGCTGAAATGCGCGTGCATAAATTTGCAGAAGAAGCAATTTATAAACATATTATTTATGCTGTAGTTAGCGCAAGAACAGGTTTTCCAGAATATATTGTACAAAGATACAAAAGAGATAGATTTGCATCAATAAGAAATGCAAAATTAAGGTTAGCTAATTTAAATCCTAAAGAGCTTGCCCAGGTTATGAGAAATAAATCAAAAGTAATAAAACACTAAAATATGCCAGAAATTAAAAATGCTTTTATACAAGGTAAAATGAATAAAGACCTTGATGAAAGATTGATTCCTAATGGTGAATATAGAGATGCTGTAAATGTTGACGTTGACTTTTCAGAAGGCAGTGACGTTGGGGCATTAAAAAGTATTTTAGGCAATACTCAAAGAGATACAATAAGTTTAAGCGGTGCTAAATGTATTGGTACTGTAAAAGATATTGAAAATAATAAAATATATTGGTTTATTACATCTTCAGCAAAGGATTTAATAGCTGAATGGGATTATCAAGCAAATACATACGACACAATAATAGTTGACCAAAGTAATATATTAAATTTTAATGTAAATAATTTTATAACTGGAGCAAATGTTATTGATGGTATTTTATTTTTTACAGATAATTTAAATGAACCAAGACAAGTTGACATTGAATATTGGAGAGGACAAACTTCTGGGTCAGCTGGGACTAGTTCGGGATTAAGCGCGGAAAGAATTACTGTTATTAAAAAGTCTCCATTAGCTGCGCCAGCTTTAGAAATGAGTAGTTCAGCAAGAGGGGGTAATGGAACATCAGGTGGCACAGGTATATTTATAGATGCAAACTTAGGGACTAGCACTAACGCAGGTACTTTAGGAACACCTAGAGATTCTGGGTATCAAATTTCATCATCACAACAAGGTATTAGTAAGTTTAAAGTGTCTGGAGGAACTGCTACAAACCCTAATTATCAAGCCAATGATGTTGTTGTATTAACACATAAATTTACAGAATCTGATGATACTATAAAAACAATTAAAGTTAGAATAAAATTAGCAAGTAATTATACACAGGGAAGTGGATCAAATGTGGGTGTTTTTTCAAATGCTGAAATATTAACTATATCTGAGAAAGTTCCTTTAGAAGCTGTACTGTGGACATGTATATTAGAAGAAGAGGAACCATTATTCCAAGAAAAATTCCCTAGATTTGCTTATAGGTATAAATATAATAATGGGCAATATTCTTGTTTTTCTCCATTTTCTAACGCTGCTTTTTTACCAGACCCAACAGTAGGGGCAGGTACCGGGATAGAATATGACGTAAAAGCGGGGTCTAACTTAGCAATGGTTAATAGCCTAAGGTCTTTAACTATTACAAATTTAAATCACAATATACATGCAGATGTAGATGAAATAGATGTTTTATATAAAGACTCTGTTAGCCCTAATTGTTATGTTGTAGATACTATTAAAAGAGCAAGTAATGGCACTATTGCAAATACATTTGAAGTAAAGGATGATCAAATATTTAAAACTTTACCATCTAATCAATTATTAAGATTATTTGATAGCGTTCCTAAAAAAGCTAAAGCCCAAGAGGTTACTGCAAATAGATTAATATATGGTAATTATACAGAGAATTTTGATTTAAAAGATTCTAGCAATAACAATGTAGAACCTGTATTTTCAGTAGGTATACATAATAGATATAACCCTACTGATTCAAATTATAATAATGTTAAAAAAGAAAGACAATCTATAAAGTCAAAAAGAACATATCAATTTGGCGTTGTTTATATGGATGAGTTTGGTAGACAAACACCTGTGTTAACAAGCAAAACGGGTATTATAAAAGTTGGTCAAGAAGGAGCTTCTTTTTCAACTAGATTTAAAGTTGGTATAACCTCTAACCCACCTGCTTTTGCAAAAACTTATAAATATTTTATAAAAGAAATAGCATCTAAAACACATAACTTTATAGGCGATAGTTTTTATCAAGATAAAGAAGGGTTTATATATGTTGCAATACCATCCGCAGATGTTAACAAAGTAGATGTTGACGATAAAATAGTACTTAAAAAGAAAAGAGGTAATGACATTTCAAATATTACAGAAGAATTTAAAGTATTAGATAAATATACTACTCCACCTCCCTTTTTAGCTAAACCTTTAAAAGAAGTATATGTACCAGATGTATTTGTATTTAGTAAAAATCTTGAGCAAGATAGAGATTTACATGTACTAAAACCTGGTTCATCACCTGTTCCGGGTAGAAATAGAATAACTGTTGCCGCAATGTATAAATTGCAAGAAACAAATATTGATAGTGGTAATGAAATTGATTCTGATACTAAAAGAGGTGTAAGTAAAGAGGCGTATGGTTTTTTAAACCCAGGAGCAAAAGTAAAATTTGTTACTGGTTCGGGAGAAACAGATGTATATACAATAGCAAATAAAGAATTAGATTTAGGTGATAATAATGATTTTGAATTGCATTTTACGCAAGAATTTGGAGATGATGTAAAAATTCTTTATGATGATTTTGACAGAGATAAACTCCTAAACCCTAGCGGCAATGTAAATGTTGGTGCTACATTAGTTGGTGGAGATTCATCTTTAAATGTAAGTACTACTGACGGTGGAAAACATTATGGAGGTGGTATAAAAATGGTTGTTGTTGATACGGTTGATGAAAGCGGTAAAGAAGAATATCAAGGTAAATTTTTTATAAAAATAAGAAATAGTACTAATTTATTAGCAGAATTAAAAGGTGAAGATGATATAAACAACTTACAAGTATTAAGTACAATATCTTTAGATGGTAATCAAACTGATAATGACCCAAGGCAATTTCATATGTACGGTGGTGGAAAAGCTAATACTGATTCATCTGTAACAAGATTAGGTGGTTCTGGCCCTTTAACCCCAATGGATGGTGGTTTTAGAGGAGATACTAATCACGGTACTGGTCAAACCGCAACTGATGGACAATCTTTTAATCCTTCAAGAGGATTTATTACTAACGCAGAACTAGACCAAGGGTATCATTTTTGTATAAGAACAGATCAACCATATGCTAATAAAGCTTCAAAATATGCGACGCTACCTTTAGTTACTGGTTTAGAAAAAGCACCATCTAATAAAAATAATTACAATACAGATAACCCTGTTTATTTAAAATTTGATAGATCAAGAACACAAATTGCAGCAGGCCAAGCAGCAGATAATAATGTATATAAAATAACAAGAGTATTTAAATATCTTGAAAGAGGTGGAAGCCCTTCTCAGTTTAACGATGGAGATGCTGTTTATTTAATAAAGCTGGATAAAAATTTAGCTCAAGATTTAATTTTTAATGGAGATATAGAGCCCTCAACAACTGGTACTGAGGCTAATATAATGCAAATATCAATATTAGAATTCAGAAAAGAAGATCAATTGATAGGTATACCAGAACCTCCTATATTTGAAGTATTACCTAAAGATGACATTGACATTGATATATATTACGAAACACAAGAAGTGTTTACTATAGCTAGTGACGGTACTAATAATCATGGTAATGCCAATGTATTATCTTATTATAATTGTTTTTGTTTTTTAAACGGGGTTGAGTCTATGTCAATTAGAGATACTTTTAATGGTGCCCCATTAGGAAAAGGTGTTAGAGTGTCAACTGTTTTTGAAGATAAACCTTATATAGAAGAAAATCATAAAAATAATTTAATATTTTCTCAAATATATAATAACAAAAATGGATTAAATAGGTTAAACCAATTTATTATTGCAGAAGCTATTACTAAAGAAATTAATCCAGATTATGGTAGTATACAATTATTACATACTAGATATAATGATATAATTGCATATTGTGAAAATAAAGTTGTAAAAATATTAACAAATAAAGACGCTTTATTTAACGCCGACGGTAATGTTAATGTAACATCCAATAAAGCTGTACTGGGTCAGGCAATGCCTTATAATTCTAATTATGGTATAAGCACAAATCCAGAAAGCTTTGCTTTTTATACGCATAGAGCATATTTTACAGATAGAAAAAATGGTGTAGTTATAAGACATTCTATGGACGGTATGGAAGCTATATCAGATTATGGAATGAAAGATTTTTTTAGAGATGCATTGCCAGCAAATACTGGTTATATGGTAGGATCTTATGATATTAGAAAACATCAGTATAATATTAGTACTCACCCTACAAACACAAATAGCACTGTTTCTTTTTCTGAATCAATAAATGGATGGACCAGTAAAAAGTCTTTTATACCTGAGGCTGGGGAAAGTATACAGAATAAATATTTTACTTTTAAAAATGGTCACATATATGAGCATCATGTTGGTCAAGTTTGTAATTTTTATGGCTCAAAAATATCACCGTATGTAGAGGTTATTTTAAATGAAGCCCCTGCTAATATGAAAAATTTTAGAACATTGAATTATGAAGGAGATAGCGGATGGACATGCCCTAGTATAGTTACTGACCAA